TCAAAGAGAAGCACGAACAATATTTGACATAATATACAGACTATACGCACTCGAATCGTTCAAGTAATTGATTTCAAAGGCTTTTGCCTTCACTGTCGCCGGCGTTAGTGTCACTGCTAGCACCATCGCCCCGATCACCGTAGTGACCGGGGACAGTCTGTCCCATAGTGGTCCCCAGAGCTTTTTCGCGGTCGCATCGTCTGCTTGTTCATTCAGAACTAGCACGGCTATGCCCGGATCAGCCTGAGCAAGCACGACCAGCTTTGCCAGTTCTTCCGGGCTGATCTTTCCTCCATGCCTCCACTTGGACACGGCTGCTCGTTGCAGTCCTAGCGTCTGCGCTAGGCAGTTATCGGAATCCCGCTCGCACATTAGGCGAGCCTTGTCAAGTAGTTTGCTTAATGTGTCCATGTATCTCGCCGGTTGACAGCACTGTCTCCAACGAGTTTACATGCTCCCCGTGTATCCGGACGCGATACACCGCGCACCCCCGGCTCCCCTCCGGGGTCCGCGTCAAGGGGCAGGGGATAGGGGCTTCATGGACACCAACGCATTTGCATTGCTCGGCGCTTCCGCGCTGACCGTGATCGTCGGTTTCGCCCGATTGGTCGCCTGGATTCTTGACCGTCGCGCCGAAGCTGCGCTGCGCGCACACCGCGAACAGGTCTTCATCATTGAAAGCATCCTTGAGCACGGTGCGCCTCTGGCTCAGCGCCGCGCCATTGTTTCCAGCGCTGATTGCGAATTGGAGGTCGTCGCATGAAGGAGTTCGCAAAGTGCATCGGCTACGTGTGGGCGCTCGCTGCCTTCATCTCTCTTTTCATCATCGGTGCCTACTACCTGCCTGAGCCGTGGACATGGGTTTGTGGCGTGTTCTTGTTCCTCACGCCTGCCGGTCTGATCGCCTATTTCAGCGGGGTTTGTCATGACTGAGGTCGTCTCCCACATCGACACCTATCACACCGTGATCGGTGGTCGCCGCATTCGCCGTTTTCGCCTGACGGTGCGCCTCGCTGGCCGGCTGGTAGAGCAGAGCGTGCATGCATCGCGCCGTGCGGCTCGTGCCTGTGAAGCCGCTGCTGTGGAGTTCTACGCGCATGGCTGACGGCACATGCTCATTCTGCGGCGACACCCCTGCTGAGGTGCGTCATGCATAACCTCGACTGGTCTCAGTTCACCTTGCTTGACCACCTCATTGCGTGCCTCTTGCTGGTTTGTGACGTCGCCTTCGCGGTCTTCCTGCCGCTCGCATTTATTGCCGCATTCATCACGTTCGCGCGTGGGGGTGACTTGTGACCGCGCTGGTTGCCTTTGCTGGCAGCTTTTCCCCGGTCCGCGCCGGTGAAAAGGTCGGGGGGCGGGAAATTGGCCCGACAAGTAACACGGGCCAAAAGGGTCAGGAAACCGGCATCATCGATTACCTGACCCTTGTGATGCCCGAAACCGCTTTAGAAGATTTCCGCTGTACCAACATTGATTTGTTGTTGTTCCGCATCTTCGGTTTTCGTGGTGAAGTCGTTGCGACCGCGCTCCGCAACAAGAACTGGATGTTCTACAGCCACTCGGCCCTGTTGATGGACCGCGAGGGTGAGTTGGTCGGTCGCATCGGCATGGGTGGCAACAAGTCGACGGTGTGCGTTTCCCTTTCCGGCGCGGGCTGCAAGTGGGTCAAAGATTGGGCGCACGTCCAGCGTCAAGCCGCCATCCTGCGTGCGCGCATCAGCCGTGTTGATTGTGCGCACGATGATTACGAAGGCGAGCGCCTCGACGTGCATGCGCTGCGCAAGCGCGCTGCCGATGGGGAGTTCTGCCAGGGCGGATGCCCCCCGCGCCATCGTTTCCTGAGCGATGAGGGCCACGGCACAGGCTCGACGCTCTACGTCGGTGCCAAGGGTCACAAGGAATTGTGCATCTATGAGAAGGGCAAGCAGATGGGTCTCAAAACGTCGCGCTGGGTCCGCGCAGAGGTCCGTCTCTACGGTAAGCACGTTGAGATTCCACTCGACGTTCTGACCGATCCAGGCGCTTATCTGCGCGGTTCGTACGACGTGCTGCGCGAATTGATCACTGGCATCTGCACCAGGCTCCGCACCATCCGCAAGCAGGTGGATGTGTCCGTGGAGGCTGGCATCGAATGGGCGCATCGTCAGGTCGGCCCGTTTCTCAATGTTCTACGCGGTGCGTTCGGCCACTCATGGTCCGACGTCTGCGAGGCCCGCATCCTCCGTGAAGGTCACCCCGGACGGTTCCGCGGTATCTCAAAGGGTGAGCCACTACATCGATATGTGAGGGAACAACTATGCCAATCTGCCGCATCTTGAGTGCTGCTGTCGAAGAGGAAGTCAACCAAAAAACCGGCGAGGTGATGCGCGGTCAGACGGTTGGCCTGGACCTTGGCAACGGGCATGCACTTCCGTTCCGTGTTGGCTTGGGCAAGCGCCCCGCCTATCAGCCGGGTGAGTACGATATCGACCCGAAGGCCTTCTCCATCGGCAACTACGGTGAGTTGACCCTCAAGCGTTACGTCGATCTGGTCCCCCTCACTCCCAAGGCTGCGCATCAGCCTGCGAAGGGCTGATTTATGGCCGTGTGCGTAGCCTTGCAAGCTGATGGCACGTTGGTGCCTACAGGCCAATCGGTCGGCGAGTGCAGTGGTTACGTGCTGGTCACGGGTAGCGAATACAGCGTCTATGCGCTGGTGCAAGAAGCGTTTGCGATGCCCAGCAAGGAGGACGCCGTTGCGTGGTCCACCGGCTGCTGCGGTGTGGTGATCGTGTGGTTCGTCCTGGGACGCCTCGCCGGCAGCGTCGCGGGCATGTTCAATGACCGGTAAATCAATCAATCAATCAGGAGAGAAAACATGGGTGACATTCTGTCGGGTCTGAGTGCGGCTGAGGCCGTGACCGCTGTTGTGGGTGCTGCTGCGCTGATTGCGCTGGTCGGCTTCACCAAGTGGGGTGCAAAGAAGGTGGCCGGCTTCTTCGGCTAATGGCGGTGAGGGTAGGGCGGCGCTTCGGTGTCGCCCTCTCTCTTTCTGGGGGTCACGATGATCGTTCTACTGTTCTGTGCATTTATGGGCGCGCTGTGTGGATGGGCAGCGGTCAAGGGTTTGGATGCACCATGATGCGAGTGATTCTTTCGGTGGTGTGCACACTCGTGATTGCGCTATGCGCTATCTCTCCTGCGCAGGCTGCTGATTCGCGTTCGCAGGCATTTGCCAAGTGCATGAACCATGCAAGCGCGTATCAGGTCAAAGATACGAACCTCATCACCAGTCCTGGCACCTGTGTAGATAAGGGTACTGAGGCCACCGGCAAGTATTACCAGTGCCAATACAGCGTGGCTGCTTACTATCAAGGTCCAGTCTCTGTTGTCACCTGTGGTGACTATCCTTATGACAACCAGAATAATTGCAAAAATGCGCCTCCGCTAACGAATGTCTCGGTGCGTGGTTCGATCTATGCGTGTTCGAATCAGTGCCAGTACACAATGAATTCCGCTGGCGGCGTTGATGTCTGCATGGGCGGTGGAGCTGACCTGTACTGCGCTGCCAAGAACTGGTCGCCAACTGGTCAGGAGTGCCAACAGGGCGATGCTGTTCCGTCTGGCATCCATGAGCCTGACAAGCAGACGTGTTCGTCTACTGGTGGCGCTTATGCCGAGTGCATCAGGTCGGACGGCACCCACTGTGTCACCGGCGCTGCTGGCTCCACGCTGTGTTGGAAGCCAGAGCTAACTGGCCCGCGTCAGACCGCCGATGGCACCTATGCCGGTGATCGTCAGAAGGCACCCGCTACGCCGACGCCTCCTCCTAATTTGAAGGATCCTAAGGAGGTTTCCAACACTACGACCACGGTCAATAACACCACCTACAACACGACCACGTGGAGTTCCAGCGGCAGCAAAGGCGGGCAGGGCAACGTGGGCGAGGGTGGCAAGGACAATGGTTCTGGCGGTTCTGGCGGTGGCTCTGGAAGTGGAGACGGCGACGGTGACGGTGATGGGGATAGCGACGATCCGGGAGAGGGTTCGCCCATCGGCGACCTCTACACCAAGAGCGATAAAACAGTGGAGTCTGTTGTGTCGAGGTTTGCAACGCAGGTTCGCGCCACACCTCTTGCTGGCGGGATTGCAAGCTTCATGACGGTTCCGTCTGGTGGTTCGTGTCCGGTGTTTAGCCTGGGTGCGTCGAAGTGGTGGGATGCCATGACGATTGATTTTCACTGTAGCGGCACATTCCTCACGTTTTTGCGTGCGTGTGGATGGGTCATTTTGGCGATTGCTGCGTATGCGGCCATCCGCATCGCCGTGACATAAGGGGCAGGGCATGTACGCTGGTTGGTTCACCGATCTGACAGCCTGGATATGGAGAGCGGTCAAGGCGGTTTGGCAGGCGTTTGCTGATTTCATCGGCGATTTGTTTGTGATGTGGTTGGAACAGTCGCTGTCGGCGATCTTGTATGTCTTGAGCCTCTTGCCGATGCCCGACTTCATGAAAGGCCAGAGCATCGGCGCGATGCTGGGAAATGCTGGCAGTACAATCCTCTGGTTCGCTGACGTTTTCATGATTGGTCCGTCGCTCGTGGCTGTGGGTGCCGCCATGATTTTCTACTTGTTGCGTCGTGTCCTGACGCTTGGGATTTGGTGACATGCTCGTTTTCAACGAAGGTGTGCCGCGCGCCGGCAAGAGCTACGACGCGGTTAAAAATCACATCTTGCCTGCGATCAAAAAAGGTCGTCGCGTCTTTGCGCGTCTGAACGGTTTACGCCATGACCGCATTGCCAAGCATCTTGGCATGGAGGAAAAGGACGTTCAGCACTGCCTCGTGCTTGTTGACACGAAGGACGTGGCGAAGCTCTTTGCGTGCACGCAAGATGCGTCCGGCAAGTGGTGTATTCCCGATGAGTTCAAAGACGCGTTAGTTGTGATCGATGAGGTCCACGAGTTCTACGTCAATGAGCGCAAGCCGCTGGAGCCGGCTGTTGAGAATTTTTGGGCGCTGCTTGGTCAGAACGGTGGCGATGCGGTCATCATGACGCAGTGGATCAACCGCTTGCATTCAGCGGTCAAAGCACGTATCGAGAAGAAAAACACGTTTCAGAAGCTCACTGCTGTCGGCATGAAAAGCCGGTATCGCGTGACGTATTTCCACACGACCTCGCCCGGTAAATTCGAAAAGGTCGGTGGTCAGACGCTCAAGTACGATCCCGTGATTTTTCCGCTCTATGACGGGTATGCGCCTGGCGCTGAGAATACTGAGGTCTACGAAGAGGGCGGCAAAAACGTATGGGCTGCGATGGCGGTGCGTGCGGTGATCTTCCTCGTTGTCGGTGGTGTTGGTCTGTATTTCTTCGCTGGCTTTTTCAGCAAGGGCAAGCAGGAGACGCATAAGCCTGCGGCGGCAGGGGCGACGGTTTGGCAGCAGTCCGACAAGGCAAGTGTGGGGGCTGGTCTCGCCAATGGTGCGCCTAGTGTGCCTGTTCAAGCTCCGCCGCCTGATCCGCTTGCCGATTTGACCGATGAGCAGCGGTACGTTGCGCAGCTGGCCGAGAAAGGGCGCATTCGGTTGGCTGCGCGTGCGCGTGTGGGATCAGATGAGCGTGCATGGGTGCAGTGGATTGATACTTCGAACAATGTCATTGAGCAGCTGGATATTGACCAGCTGCGGGCGCTTGGCTATTCCGTCACGATGCTTCCCTATGGCATGCGTCTGGTTGCTGGCAAACACGTCTTGGTCGCTACTCCGTGGCCGTGGCGCGAGCCGGTGCGCGAGCAGGATCCACGCCTCTATAACACCGCGTCTGATGGCAAGAGCGACGGCGCTGCTGGCGTTGCGACCGCAGGGAGTGACGCCGGCAGCGCTGATCGCGATCACCAAAGAAGCGTCGTGATTGGGCATGTTCCGCGCAGCCTCGGCACGTTCCCGGAAAGCAAGCCGTATCAGACGACCACAAGTACGCCGGCTACCACGTTGGACATGTAGTTTCGTGACGCGTCACGATTCAGCACGGATCGTTCGGCAATTCCTGCCAGCCATTCGACAGTCGTCGCAAGCGCTTGTGCTGAATGCATCGCTCGTTTGATTCCAGTTCGCGTAGTTGCAGCCGTTCCGGTACCACGCGCTGCGAGCGGGGCGTGTATAGCGGTTGCGGTGCGACTGCGGGTAGCGCTGCGCTGACACTGCGCATGGTGAAGTAGCCCAGGCACAGCGCCACCACGCCGGCAAGTGCTGCGGTCATCAGCTGGCCGACGAAGATGCCCAGGGCGATTTCCCACCAGAGTCCATCGTGGTTGTTCTGCGGTCTGTAGCTCATACGGCCCCCGATGATGATGAGCCGGCATTGTAGGGGTGTAGGGGCATCGCCCCTACGTGTAACGCTTCATACGCGGCCTTTACGTTTCCGCGCCTTCGGCAACGATGATCCTGCGCATTCCGCCGCAAAGCCGGTAGCCACCACCTGAGGACCGGGCTTTGTTTCAATCTTTTTTCTGAACCGATCCCTAATGAAAATGACGTTCGCTGGACGTTTTGGCCGGGTTTTCGACCGTCCCTCGGCCATCATCTTCGTCCACTCGCGTGCGATATCGCAGGTCAGTGATAGGTAGCTGAGCTGCCACGGCTCCAT